TCACCAGATTGGCATTAGCATTGGTTTGAATAGAATTACACTTCGCAAGGAAGCGCGACTCAAACACTTCTTGAATAGCACGGGTGGACTCAGCCGAACGGCCAGCCATCAGAGCTTCAACTTGAGCGCCATCTTCACGCAGTTCATCAGTCACATACCAAGCATCGCCAACATAATCGGTGATGGTCATAGTGACAGTGCCCGACTCAATCGGGGAATACGAGAACGGAACTTCTTCAGCACCATCTTGAACAGTGACAGTACCGATGGTCTTGATGTTCAGCGTAGTGCCCGAACCGAAGTCCGATACGTTACGCCAGAACGAACCCGGCAGCATACCGTCGTGTAAGTTGCGGACGATAAATGCACTGTACTGTTCTGCTTCAATAAAAGCTGCACTATTAGTGCGGTTTTGACTCACTTAATATTTTCCTTTTCTTAATTAAAAACCACCAAAGCGTTTTGCATATACTTTAGGGTCAGATAAATCAGACATCGAAAGCCCTTGACTATGTAGCTCTTCAACCAGTTTCTTGCTGTTTTCGCGTTCTGCTTGCAAGTCTGCCGTTGTTGCGCCAACTAAAGCTGAGGCTTTATTTCGACCAATATAGGTTTCTTGATTAGGAATGAGACCAGTAGTATTAACAGAACTGCCAGTATTAGGTAGTCCTGTAACCTGAGGGGGAGCACTCTTATCAATTCCAAATAACTTCAATACTGCTGTAGGAGACTGTGCAGCTAAACTATTAATCTGTTCTGCTGACATTCCTAACTCTTTCGCCTTACCGTAGAAAACTTCTTGTGCTTTGTCTCCATGAGCTTTCTGCACAGACTCAACTACAGAGTTGAGATTATTTCGCTGAATGGTTTCTACTTCTCTCTGCGAAAGAGTTTGATTCACAAGTCGTGCTACATCATCCGGAGATACTTGCGCTGCAGGAGTGCCCTGTGCTGCAGTATTTTGGAGATTGAGTTGAGCAACGGATTGTTCAATGTTCTTTAAGCGTTCTACTTCTGCACTGAGGGCTGCTAGCTGTGCTGCAGTTTTCTCATTATCGCTCTTCAATTGAGGGATAAACTCTTGGGAATGCCGAAGTGCTTCAAGAGCAGTAGCAACATCCTTATACTTAACTTCACCACGTTCATTCTTAATCGTACTAAGCAGGTCTGCATAGTTAGTATTAGATTGATCGTTTTGCAGCGTAGCTGCTGCAGCAGGGGCAGGTGTGCCACTGAAAATATTTGCATCATTAGACATGGGTATGTCTTAATCCTTATATGTATCTATACGTAAGTATTATGCTAGAAGTAAATTATATGAAAAATATAATTCTATATAATACTATTAATATAGATTTTGTTTTATTCAGTTTTTAAGAAATACTAAGCATTAACTAAGTATACTTAAGAGTAACTACTAATACTGGTTTTTTAGACAATCGGATACATCATTTTGAAAATAAACTTATCATCTCTTGCATAGCTCGGGCATAACCCACTGCATCTGCTTGTTTTAATGCCCAATTTGGAGAATCATATGCATCCTCTAAAGTATTGCGTTTAGCAAGAGAATTTTGCTTTTCTTGGAGAATTGCAATAGCTCTCTCCCTAAAAAGAGCATTGGAAGAGAAGAGGAGCTTCATTTCCTCTTTCTCTTTAGGGGAGAGACCCTTAACCCAATTTAATTTCATCCGATTTGTCCTGAGCTTGGATCAACAGAAGCTTCCATCTGCAAGTCTTCTTGAGCCTGTGATACCAATCTTTGAGTCTCTTGCTGTTCAAAGATAGCCACATTAGGCTTGAATAGCTGGAAGCGAGTGAGGCCAAGAGTTTCTTCTACAAGCAGAGCCATAGCCTTAGCAGATGTATGTGGAGCAAGCATCTGAACCATAGCAGGACTAGCCATAAGCCCTTGAAGGTTCTGCATCAACTGAGCTTGAGCAGCAAAGTGACGAGCACCAATAGGACGTAGCTTACCAGAAGCGGTGATGTCAGCCTTAGTAACCTTTAGGAACTGCTGCACACCTAAGTCATCATCCATAACACGGACAATGTCTTCTGCATCCAACTTACGCCTAGCTACTTCAAGCATGGCATTCAATACCATCTCAAGGAGTTCTACTTCAAATGTAGTGACCTTCTCTTGGAAGATACGTCCTGCTGCATTCTGTAGCTGTTGCACTTCAAAGGCTGTCTTCTCCCCCGGAGTACGGATACCCATAGCTTCACTAGGAGCACCAGCAAACTGCTCCATAAGAGCTAGGATGTAGTTGATCTCGTTGTTAGCTTGGATCACCCACTGTGCATTCTTAGCGAGTTCAGTGACAGTTCCATTCTCATCCATGTGGATTTCACCACCGGGTTGATACTCAAACTCTTCCACTTCACCAGCAATCAACAGAGGAGGAAACACAGCTAAGTCCATTGCATCAGCCTTAAGATTCTCAAGGTGATCTAAGCGATATTGTAGACCAATGAGATTATCTAATGGCCCCATAGCCCAGAGATTATCAGGGCGGGTACGCCAGCCTACATGGTAGATTGGAGCATGACCAAGCCAATTAGGGATGGGGTCTTTACGAATCACCCATGCCCTGTCAATGACAGTGACAACCTTACCAACCTCTAAAGTACCAGTGGCTTGATTGTACAGATCACCATAGAACTCAAGGAACTCAACATAACCACTCTGCAGATACTCATGGTAAGTTCCAAAGCCATCAACTAAGAATCCCTCAGACTTATCCATGTCATCAAGTCCGTAGGAATTAGCATGTTGCAGCACCTTATTACGCTTAGCAAGGGCAGCCTTAATGAATTCATTACCCGGCTCATCCCTTACCATCATCTCAAGCTCACCAAGAGTCTTTAAGGAGCGTACAATCTTAAAGGAGTCTTGGAAGTTGGAAGCTAACGGATTGAAAACAATATCTAATGGGGAGATGCGTCTAGCTTTAGGGCCAATGAAATTAGGGATTTGTTCCCCCTTTTCATCAGTGATGTAGGATGCTTCATAGTCCACAGTAGAGAAAGCATTACCATAGTCGATATAGTCATAGATCAGCTTACTAATCTCAGTACGAAAGTGACCCACACGGGTCTTATTCGACATATAAGCTTCAATAGCTACTGACTTAGTTTTAACTGCACTCTCTTTTGTATATGCTTCCCATTTCAGCCAATCATCATTAGGGAACAATGCAGAGAGGTAGTTGGAATGTAGATTGTCACGAATCTGACAAAGCTTAGGGAGTGTGGTGCTATTCTTCCAAGGAAGCTTCTTGTTAGAAGTGGTAGTGGTGTCTGTAGCGAAGACGTAGTTACGTAGTTCACGCCACTCATCTCGCTTCCCTTGCATCTGCTTTACATAGGTATCCCATGTATTTGCAATGTATTTTGCTTCACTATCCCTGCCAAATAATGCAGAGAGTTCCAGAGGCTTACGCGCCATACCACTCCTTATCTAAAATTCGCCCCGCCGAAGCGAGAGTTAAAGAGCAGCACATTACTGCGCTCTTCCAGTAAACGAGAGCCCTTAGGCTTAATAGCAATTTCCACTGCTGAAGCCAAAGCATCCTTGATGTCATCATGTGGGGGACGAGCTAATATAAGCTCTTCTTCAAGGATGTCAATATAACCTCCCTTGAAATGCCATATCGTGTTATTCTCATAACGATGTTCTAAAGCAGCAGCAATACGCTCATCCTTAGAACCTAGATTACGAGTAGGTCTGAAATCCTCGATAGAGAGTCTTAAACCCTCCTCCCGAATCTTATCTTTCAAATCTCTGACAATAATGGACTGTGCCACTGTTACTTCTGCTCGAAGCTTTTTAAACTCCCATTTAGAGTGAAGTTGCACGATGTGAGAGAAGTATTCAGAAATCTTGTCTGATTTGAATCGGTCGATATCAAGGAGGTAGATGTACCCCTCTGAATCAATACCGATGACAACCACTGCTGTAAAGTCTGATTTCTTATGCAGAGAGAAAGCGAAGTCGATAGAGGCATAGACATTAAGCTTCTTGCCCTTAAAGAACCAGCTTCCATCGCTTTGTTTCAGATATTTCTTATCATAATACTGGAAGCGTTCTCGATTGATTCGATTACTTCCGGGATCATTAGGATTGTTGTAATACTGAGCATGGAACTGAACCTTGTCAGAATACTCAGCACGGATACGAGCTAGGTTCTGCATATCAAAGCCAAAACACTTCCCATCAGGACGTATACGCTTAGGCCAGATGAAGATACCCTCATCCTCTACAGCAAACTCCTTAATCTCCCATACAGGTTTCCTATCTATAACCTCATCATGTTCATTATAGATTTCATACTCTTGGGTCTTCCAAGTAGCATAGATGTCTGCGGGATGATAACGAGTTCCACATGCAATAGTAAAGCCTCCTGCATTACGAATAGAAGTAAACTGAGAAGCTTTACGCATAACACTCTCACGACCTTCATTTGTGTATGCATTCTCAGGAACCACTAAGTCATCAGGGATGATTACGTCTGCATGCCATCCTGTCGTATTAGTGGTAAGACCTGCAGTAGACACTGTAGCATCTCGAATACCCTCAGTCTTACGCTTCTCATGGTCAATACTCATCTTACGCTCTGACCATTTCTCACGTAAACCCTCCTGAGGATTGATATACTCAGGGAAGTAACGTTGATAGACAGAGGAGCCCATGATATTCTTGATGGCATACAACTGGATTTCTGCTAGTTCTGCAGTGGCAGATACGTATAGCACAGTAATCTCAGGGTGTCTGGTAATCAACCAAGCACACCAAGTTGCCACCATGTGACTCTTTAAATGGGCACGGGGGAGAAGGATGAGTTTGTTATTTGAGTTCTCATTTCCAATCCCAAAGACTGAGTAGTTCTCAAGCCATTTATAAACTTCCTTATGTACATCCCCGTACATATATCCGGGATTAACCAGTTGAGCAAAGAAGAAGAGGTCATCGAAAGCGGTGTCCCTAATCTGCTTTGCTTCCTTTGGCATCCTTTCTAATTTCGTCTTCGCTAAACTGAGCCAATCACTCATTATTTCTTACCAATAGAGACAGCAATCCTCTGACCAAAAAGGAAGCCAAAAGCGATGTTAGCAGCTTCTAATGCAACAATCTGGACATTGGCAGGGACAACACCAATATACAGACTACCAATTCCTACAGCAATTACAGCAAGAGCCCCAATGTAGCGAGCAGAGGCACGTAAATCGATAACCCATTGGCTAGGGGTGCCACCGGGATTATCCAGAGTGGCAACTGCTTTAATACGTTCAATTTCATTTTGATCCAGTTTGATTTGTTCATCAACAGTGGTGGGCTTAACACCACCAGAGAAATGATTGATTGCTTGCTTAACACCTTCCACACCTACAGGAATCAGTGCAGCAATAAGACTTTCAATTAACATTCTTATACCTCTATTTGAAAATGTACGCCATCAATGAAGGATTTCCAACTTCCACCCCAAGTGATCTTGATTCCAAGTTCCTTAGCTGCAGATTGGAAAGCTTCATTGATTTTAGCATAGTTTGCTAAATCCCAATTCGCTTCATTGTCGATTAATGCGAAAACATCTATAGCTTTCCCCTCTAGATGCTTGGAAGACATTGTACGGCTCTTTTTAGCCTCATAGAGAGCTTTCTGCCATTCAAGGCTACGTACCCCTTCAGAAATCTGAAAATCAACTGTAGAGCGTTCTAGGGCCATCTGTGCGCATTTAACTAAAAGGGGATGTACCCCTTTAAACTTCTCTAAAGAGCGGAGGGTAAAAGCTTTCATGCTACTTGCTCAGTACCAAAGAGACGGATGACATCACTGCCATATTCACTGTCGACACGTGCTTGGAACTTCTTCTCACGATCAATATCAGCTTTGGTAGGACGACCTGCTCCTTTATTACTCCATCCCCTATCTGCAAACCACTTAGCAGCTTGATAGTTACCCTCAGAGGCAGCTTGTAGCATATGCTTGACAGCCCTGCTACGTAGCTTCACTTCAAGCTCTTCACGCCACTCTTCAATATGCCGAAGAATGAGCTTATTCTCACAGATACGTTTCCAATGCTTATATCCTAAGAGATATGCAGTGGCAAATTCATATTCTGTTGGGTCTTCCATCTCAATATACAGACGCTTAAGAGAAGGGAACATCTTCCCCTCATATTCACAGTGATCCCCTTTCAGGGTGTACACTGCCTTATCACTGTATGCAACTTCTAAGAAAAGAGATTGGGTTAATGGCTTACCACCATTGTCCACTAAATCTGCTTTCTTTGGAATTTTAATCTCCATGTTTTTTATCTTCTTTGATTAGGTGAGCAATTAAGAGTTTGCTTAGTTCATCAAACTTATTACCGAGATTGTCCATACTTGTTTTTATCGCAGTCTCTAGTCGTTCAAAACGATTATCGAGTTCTGGTTTAACATAATGATTCTGAGCAATCTTCAATTCAAATTGATTCAATCTCTCAGCATCCTCATCATGCTTCTTAAAGAGGAGAGCAATACTCCTAGCTTGCTCTGCATCTTTCTGTCTAAGAAAGTAGCCAACAATACCAAGAAGACCTAGGATTGAAGCTTGTAGCATCCAAGGTTCCATAGTTACGGAGTTCCCTTACAATGACCACCCAACTCAAAAGAATCGAGAAGGTTGAAACACAGCCACTTTGCAACACTGGTTCTCCACCCTGCGCCTTCTAATTTATAGCGGTTCAAGCGTTGAGTGAACATATATTCTTCTGGCAAATCCATGAAGATGAATGTCGCTATGAACACGTTGAAGATCACATCCATGAACACAGCTAGAAGTGCAGCGGGGGCAAGCAGAATCTTCGCTGTCAGTGGGAGAGTTTTCCACACCGACTTTGCCGCCATCGTCACAACGAATAGCAGGTAGAAGGCATAGATGTAGAGCGCGAGGTAGATCACAGTCTGCCCCTTAACACCTTGGTCTGCTCGTTGAAGTCCCACATCTTCTTGAAGCCGGGGGAGAACGCGGGGTCGTTGGCGTCGAGTAGTTGCGCGACGGTCAAGCCGAGCGTTGCGGCTTGCTGAAGGGTGACAGCGATCAGGAACTCACGGGTCACACGGGGGAGCAGGTTCGCTTGTTCCAGTGCCGTCAGTTCGGCAAGTGCCTTGGCTTTGTTCTGCGTGTCCAGTTGCTCCTGCGACTTCGGCGTGATGATGACGTAAGGAGCTTCGTTGATCTCCTGCGTGTATTCGACCTCGTCGTTGCCACGGGCAGGGTCAGGGATTTCCTCAAGCAGTTCCATTGGAACTTGGTGGTATTGCGTTCCCTGTTCATCCACATAACGGGCATACTGATTGGCGCGGAGTTTGGTTGTCTTGAAGATATACATTATGGGTTTCCTTGTGCAGTTTGTGGAACAGCGAATGCAGACTTCGTAGACGGAGAGGCGAAGGTTGCGCTCCACGTATTACTGCCGGTATTGTTGTAACTAGCCGATGCTGTACGAAGTTTGAATCCGCCTGCGGTCTTGTCTGCGTGAGTTCCGAAAGTAACGGCGTTGCTATTGATGGTGAGGGTAGTTGGTACGCCACCAATCCAGACAAACGGGCCATCTGCTGCTGCATTGCCGGTGAATGAGCCAGAGGCTGTAGGAGCTACCGGAGGTTGCAGGTTCGCGGTGCAGAGGGCTTTGAATCCGGTGGGGGGTGTGTAGGTGAATGGGCGTTGGCCGAAGTTCTGATTGAATGTTGATGGTGAAGCACTCGACCCGCTTTCAAGCAAACCACATCCCCACGACTTACCGCTACCAAACGACTTCCCGTTAGTTCCTGCTGCTGGATCGCCAGAGTTCTGCCAAGTGCCGTTCTTGCTGAACCAGATCAGGTTGTTGTCAAAATCAACAGCAACACCAATCACATCACCTGATGTATAGGTTGCGCCAAATGTAACACCCGCTGTCTGGTTGTGGTACTTGCCATCGTACCCATACGTCACCGGCCCCGCACCACCAGAAGCCGATCCACCGTTAAACGCAACAGACGTATCCCACATGCCGACAAAAGCCTGCCCAACAGTGGTGACTGTCGTTTCCCAATAGTGCTTCCCTACTGACTGAACCATCGTGCCGTGGATCGAGTAGTTGTAAGGAGGGCCACCTGTACCACCACCAACAAAGCGCAACTTGCCGTCTGCCTTAGTTGAACCCGTCCCCATGTAGAGCAAAGGATTCAACGTCGCATAGTTATTCGTCGGCGTATCCACCATGCTGTCATACGTCACACCGGCAGTTACGCTGATGTTGTTCGTCGTCCAGTAGTTTCCATTCCCGGAAACATCCTTGCCGAGTCCTACGTTGCTGCCTGCGGTGAGTGCGGCATCTTTGAAGTCGAGATGGAATCCGTTGGTGCCGTAAGTTCCTGTGTAGGCTTTGGGAACCCATACGTCATCGGAGTTGGTTTCGCCGAAGTCAGACGCATTTGCTGTTGTGGTTCCTGTCTTGAATCCTTCTATCGCTTCGTTCTTGGCGAAATACCCATCGAAGTATGTAGCGATCCCAACGCCTAGCTTATGCAAGACAGCTTTGTTCCAGTGGCCCTCATAATCAGCAGCAGGATTTGTTCTGGAACTGAACGAGGTGACCTGCGCCCCATTGACATAGATGCGTCTGCGGTTGTCGGCAGTCTGCCCGGAGGCTGTGCTTGTGTCCTGCACAAAAAGCAAGTGGTACCACGCAGACGGATCACGGAACAGTTGTGTGGTTACAAGATACGTAGTATTCGCGCCCGCATCTGTATCCGACCACCGAAGCGCATCGGATTCAAATGCTGCATAGGTGTAATTGGTGCCATCGACATAAGCAGCAAACAATTGGCCGTTCGCCATTGCTGAACGCTTGACCCACAAACTCAGCGTCCATGTCTTTCGATTGCCAGCAGCCGGAGTCCTGCTCAAATACGCACTCGCCGCCGCACGAAGCCTGACGCTGTTACTGATCTGATAGCCGCCAGAGCTACCAAATCCTGCGTGAAGAATGCTCATTACGTCAAATCCCTAGACACAGTGACATAGGCATTCGTGCCATTATCAAAATAGCAGAGCAACCAGACACCAGTGGCGCTGATCGTTGCCAGATCGGTTGCGTGAATCTTAGTTGTCGCGGCTGCTGCAATAGCGTAATTTGCACCATTGGTCAGCAGGATCATCCCACTCTGCCCTGCGGTGTGATTAGTGAATGTAAGCGTTCCGCCAGCAGAGGGAGTGCAGGAGAAGTTATTCGTTACGGATAGATCGAATGACAAGTCGTTGTCCGCAGTTACAGTGCCACGCTGTGCGCCTGTCCATGATTGATCTACATCTAGTTTTGCTGTGTCTACATCATAAGCCTGTACAGACGTACCAATATCCGTAGTTTCTAATAGATTGGCATTAGCTGGCTCATACACACCAGTGTGGGTATGTCCGGATGCAGCAGCACCAATCTCAATTAACGTCTGACCTGCTGTAAGATAGTCCCATCCCGTAGCCGTACCATTAACTTGAATAAACTTATCTGCTCCTGCTGTAGCAGCATTAGGAAGGGCAGCAGCAGATGCAGCAGCTAGGACAGCAGCCGCTTCAGCATTAGTCTCTGCTGTCTCAGCATTATTCTCACTTACCAATGCAGCGGCAGCACTCGCTGCAGCAGCAGCAGCTTGAACTGGTGCATCACCAACGCTGTCATCTACATAAGCTTTATTAGCAATCTCATGATCCAACGTTGGCGTTGGGATGTTATAGATGGACTGACTATTAGCATCTACCTCAGTCAATAACGTATTAACTTCCCCTACGGGGTTATCCCTATACAACACTTCATCATTTAATGCGGCAGCAATCGTAACAAAGTTACTATTGATCTTCGACAGGTCGTAGCCTGATGCTACGCTATCTAATGTAATTTTAGCCATACTCTCCTATTCCTTTGTTAAGCTGTGTCGCAAGAGGATTCTCTATGCAGATACAGAAATAAATGACAAGACATCTTGTCCCTAAATCTTATGTACTACTTATGTTTTACTTAAAAATAAATCTTATGTATACTTAAGGGGCTATTGTCAGAATTTTTCTGAGAAATTTAGAAGGTGGAATGCACTACTAGGAAGTACCCCCATGCCCCCTTGCTCAAGCCTTAGCTTGCTCTCCCATAATTGAAGCTTAAATGATTGGACATCCAATCTATTAATGAGAATCATTCTCATCTGTTGTATTTATACAACAATGTTGTTGAAATACAACACTCGCCCTATCTTCATAATAGAACACTCGTTCTAATCTCTGATATATCCTTATGATTCATACACTTACAGAGATATAATGACACGCTATCGTGTCCCTAATCCTTATAAATCATACACTTACATGTATCCAGTTGATTGCGACACTGTATATACATACAGATACACTGGCTATATATACAGTCTTTGTCCTTGCATCCTGCTAGTTAGTGCTCACTCTCGCGCTATTGATGGTTAGTGACCACTAACATATAGCCCTACGGCTTTAATACAGCCTGCTAGTGCCTTTCAAATAGTTTTAGGCTACCCATGCATAGGCTATACAGCGTTAAGCCCGTACAAGCCCGATTAGTGGGCAAATAAGCATTTGCTTATATAGTCTATGATTTGCCTAATGGCACGCTCTTTGCTACGCGTATGCGCGTTAGTTCTATATGCTGCACGCTCTGCGTTATACCATTGCTTATGACAGGATAAAAACAATTGATTGACAATCTCTAAATACCCTGTATCATTCGTTACATGGATGCAAGCAATAGCGAATAGCGGCAAGTGTCCTAGTTAGTGGCAAGCTTTCCAGT